CAGTTGATGGTGAGCATAGTGCAAGGTCTTATGGCTCTTGTGATGGTGCTGACATGGACTTTGATACTATGACAAAAGAAAATTGTATTGCTTGTGTTATCGATAGTGGTGATCAAACTGAAGATGAAATGAAAGCAAATCTAGACATACAAATAGCTAATCTAAAAAATCCAGCAACAGTTTCTAAATCTAAAGAGTGGTAACACGTGGCTCTTGGTTTTGCATCTTTTGCTGATTTAAGTTTTGGCGCTGCTGGCGATACCGAAAATTATGTAGTTGTTACCGGTAATGGTTTAACTGCATCGGTTGGTGATGTAATAACAAAGGGTTTCGTTGATGTAGTTGCAAACGGTAGTCAGGTTACTACTGCAAGTGGCTCAACAACAATAACTGCCGGAGCAGTGTTTACTGTTACTGGTAGTTCAATAACTGCATCTGTTGGTGACGCTACAGTTACTGCTGATGCAAACTTTACTGTAACAGGTAGTGGTTTAACCGCATCGGTTGGTCAAGTTATTGGCCGTGGTGGTTCTATTAATAGCGGTGGCACTAATACTGTAACCGCAGGATCTGGTAGTGTAACTATTGTAGCAAAAGCTAAAGTAGTAACAACCGGTTCTGGTATGACTATAACGACTACAAGTGCTGGGGTTATTACGTGGAATGATATAATTCCAGGCGCAACTAACACATGGACAGAAGTAGCAGCATAGGGTATAAATAATTATGGCATCATCTTATTCAACATCATTAAAACTAGAAAAAATGACTACTGGCGAAAAGGCCGGTCTATGGGGTACAGTTACTAATACTAATTTAGATTTAGTTGAACAAGCTGTTGGCGGTTATGTAGAACTTAGTTTAAGTTCTGGTAACCAAGCGCCTGTAATTAGTGACGGCGCAGCATCAAATGGTCGTAATAAAGTAATTAAACTAACCGGCACTTTAACTGCAAATAGAAGTTTAATTTTTCCAGATTCAACCGAAAAAACTTATATTGTAATAGACGGTACCACAAGAACAACTAACCACTATACTATAACTATTAAAACAACATCAGGCACCGGACTTACAATGCCAGTTGGTGCTACTATGTTGGTTATAGTAGACGGTACAAATGTTGTTAATGGTTTTGTACAAAAAGGTTATAAAACAACAACTACCGCTTACACTGCTGTTAATGGCGATCAAATATTTGTTGATACTTCATCAACTGCTGTAACTATAACATTACCAGCAAGTCCTGCTGTCGGCAATGAAGTGCATTTTATAGATTCAAAATTAAATTTTAACTCAAACAATTTAACCATAGGTAGAAACTTACAACCTATTAATGGTGCAACCAATGATTTAGTTATTAATGAAAACGGTGAGTCTTTTACACTGGTATATGCAAATTCCACTAAAGGTTGGATTTTTAAAACTAAGAAAGATTAAGGCGTTATAAATGGCTCTCCTTGACTTTAAAATTTTACCAGGAATAGATAAACAGAACACAACTAAAGGTGCAGAAAACCGTTGGGTAGACAGTAATAATGTTAGGTTTCGTTATGGCTTACCAGAAAAAATTGGTGGTTGGGCTTCTTTACTTAGCGATAGTATTGTTGGTGTAGTACGATCACAACATCCTTTTTTAGATATCAGCGGTAATAGATACATTGCGCTTGGTACAGATAAATTTTTATTATTATATTTTGAAGGGCAGTTGTTTGATATATCACCTTTTGATACTACTCTACAACAAACCAGTGCAACAATAGCAACAACAAATGGTTCAACTGTTATAACTGTTACTACTGGATCAGCACACGGTTTAGCTGCAGAAGACATTATTGAACTTGATGCAGTGACACTACCTAGTGGTACTGGTCTTAGCGCAGCTAATTTCGAAAACAAAGTGTTTATGGTTAATTTGGTGCCTAGTGCAACTACTTTTACTATTACTTCTTCAGCAGCAGCAAGTGCAAGTATTTCAACTGGTGGCTCAACTACGGTAAACATATATGCAAAAATTGGACCACAAAAACAAACTTACGGTTATGGTTGGGGCGTTGGTCCTTGGGGTGGAAATTTATCTACCGCTTTAACAAATACGTTATCATCAGGAATTAATGACAGTGTCACAACTATTCCGGTTACCTCTAACTCTGGATTTCCTACAGCGGGCACCGTAGCTATTGGTAACGAGTTAATTACTTATACTGGCAAAGGTACTAATACTTTAACTAGTGCAACTAGAGGTGCTTTAGGTACGTCACCTGCTACAGCACATGACTCTGGTGCTACTGTTACTAATGCTACTGATTTTAGTGGTTGGGGTACAGCGCTACCAGCTAACCAAACAACACTAGAACCAGGTCTATGGTCGCTAGATAATTTTGGTGAAGTTCTTGTTGCAACGATTGCTAACGGTTCTACTTTTACTTGGAACCCGTCGGCATCTAGTCCTTTAACTGTTCGTGCGGCAGTGGCTACTTCTGGTTTTTCAACTAGCAACAATCCTACAGCATCGAGGCTCACGCTTATTTCGCCTACTACTCGTCACTTATTACATTTAGGAACAGAAACCACAATAGGTACAACTAGTAGTCAAGACGACATGTTTATTAGGTTTTCTGCACAAGAAGATATAAATACCTATGTTGTAAAATCAACTAACACTGCTGGTACTTTGCGTATTCAAGATGGAACTAAAATTATTGGTGCCTTAAAAACTAAGGAAGCTATTTTAATTTGGACCGATAATGCTTTGTACTCAATGAAGTTTGTTGGTGCACCTTTTATATTTGGTGTAGAACAAGTGGGTACTAACTGTGGTTTAATTGGTAAAAACGCAGCAGTAGAAGTGGACGGAGTAGCTTACTGGATGAGCTCTAAAGGTTTCTTAATGTATGATGGTACAGTTAAAACTTTACCGTGTTCGGTAGAAGATGAAGTATTTGACAACATAGATACTACTAAAGGTCAACAAATGACCGCTGGTTTAAATAATTTATTTTCAGAAATAACTTGGTGGTATCCAGCAGACAATGATTTTAATAATAAAGCAGTGACTTACAATTATGCTGAGTCCGCTCAAATACCAGGTGGTATTTGGTCTTTATCTAATGAACCACGTAGCTCATGGATGGACGCTAATATTTATCAAAAACCATACGCAACTAAATTTGATACAACGCTAACAGGTACTTTTCCAACAATCTTAGGTGAGTCTGGTTTAGGTCAAACTAAATATTTTGAACATGAAATAGGTACTGATCAAACTAATGAAGATGGCTCAGTTACTCCAATTACTTCTTTTATAACTTCATATGACTATGATTTAAACACACAAAATAGTGAGGGTGGTTTATTTGTATCAGTCAGTAGGTTTATACCTGACTTTAAAACATTAGTTGGTGATGCTGATGTTACTTTAGCTATTAAAGATTTTCCATCTAATAGTCATACTGTTTCTACATACAGTCCTTTTACCATATCTGCTACTACTGAAAAAATAGATACTAGAGCTAGAGGACGTTATGTTAATTTTAAAATAGAAAACACAGGAATAGAACAAAGCTGGAGATTTGGAACGTTCTTATTAGATGTTAAACCGGACGGAGCAAGATAATGACTAAAATAATTGTTAGAGTGCCAGAACCTAAACCTGAGTATGAAATTAGTACACAAAGACAAATTAATAAAACTATTACTGGAATTGTAGATCAATTAAATTCTACGTTTCAACAATCGTTAAAAGAAGAACAAGAACAATTAACCTGGTTTACAAATTAAATGGCCAATAGATATAAAAATGCAAAAGTAGACTTAACTGTTAATACAGTAGTTTCACTTTATACTGTGCCTGCAGAAACGGTATCTATAATTAAATCTTTTATAGTATCGAATGATGATGCAAGTAACGATTGTGAAATTACCGTAACCTTAACTAACGCTGCTGGCGCAACATTTAGTTTATTTAAACAAAAAGATGTAGGTGCTAAGACTACAACAGATTTATTAACCCAACCCTTGATAGTAGATGAAAGTGAGATTATTAAAGTACAAGCAGAGAATGCTGATGACTTACACGTTATACTATCATTTTTAGAAATAAGCAGAGACTAAGGAGGTCATATGCCAACATTTAAAGAACCAGGATCAATAGGCTATTTATACGAAGGTGATGTTAAAGTTGCTCAAGTTAAAGTTGATGCTGAAGTCCTATTAAAAAATACTGTAACTGGACAAGAATATGAGTCAGATGACCATGGTCAATCTGATGTTGACAACCCAGAAACAGAGACTAAACAAGAACATCTATCACGTAGTGTATTTATAAAAGTAGCAAAAATGCCAGCAATAGGAGCAGAATCGGACTTGTAATTTATGGTAAAACGTAGTAAATTCAATAATCGTCTTCACCCAAGCCTAGGCACCTTGCTTAATAGTATTATTATATAAGGTTATCCATGGGATTTT